TTTGATTTAGATGAATTAAAAGATATTGAAGCTGATTCTATGGAAAAACTTTGTCTTAAAGTATTTCAATCAATGGGCTTTGAAGCAATGAAAAATAACGCAAATGGTAGTATATCTTTTAAACATCCATCTGAAAACAAAACTCCAGGTGGATTCTTTTGGTTTAGTTCAAGTCCTTATACTATGCATCATGGTAATAGCACAAAGTCTATTAACATTTTCGATTCTGTAAGAAAACTAGATGTTGCTAAAGAATTAATGAAAAAAGATATTAATTATGATAATGAATTTTTGAATTTTAATACTGACACATCTATTATAACTGTTAACGAAAAGTATCTTGATGTTACACCAGAGATCAGTGGTAAGATACAAGATTTCTTAAACCATAATAATGGTTTATTAAGTATTAGAAGTCCTATGGGTACAGGTAAGAGTACTATTATAAATCATATTATTGAAGAATGTCATGAGCAAGATATGAAAGTTCTTATTATTACAAATAGAATTTCAGTTGCTCAAGATTTTGCTAAAAAATATGGTATCAAATTATATAATGCAGACAAATATGAAATTGGCGATAGTTTAGTTTGCCAATATGATTCATTATGGAAATATAACATTAAATTTTTTGATATTGTTATTATGGACGAATTTATTTCATTAATGATGCATAGTAGAAGTAATCTAAATAATTCAAGTTTTAATATTGCTAAATTTTTTGGTTGCTTTAATAAAAAGATGGTAATCGCAGATGCATTCTTAACGGGTTATGAGAATTTCTTATTAAATAATAAAACAACAAATATTCATTTGATTGATAACATATATAGAGATCCGACAACGTTATATAGTTATGATGATTTTAATTATTTTGTAGATTCATTAGTTTATCATTCGAGTAAACACAAAATAACTGTTTCTGCTACGTCATTAGGATTTATTAATTCATTATCGATGTTACTTCAAAAACGAGGTGTAAAAGTTGTTACATTAACTGCTGAAACACCTGAAAGTACAAAGAAATTAATATATGACTTATTTGAAGAGGAAGAACATGATAAATGGGAAGTATTGATTTATTCACCTACATTAACAGTTGGTGTATCTAATCTTAATAATATCCCTTATCATTTCCATTATGACAGTTCAATGTCAACAGATGTTATTAGTTCAATTCAAATGATTAAACGAACAAGAAAAACAAAAGAAATACATATGTTCATTAAAGAAAAAACTAATTATCTTAAAACTAGTTATAATGATATTAGAGATGAATATATGGGTAATATTGGTAAAAGCATTGATCAAAATTATCTTTTTGATATTGATGATTATGGTGAAGCTAAATTATCTGAAATTGGTAAAAAAGCTATCAAAATTGATACATTCAAAAATATTCTTGAATTTAACCATAAAGAAGCTATGTTTTGGTTACTTAAATACCATTTCATTAAAGAACCGAGATTGATCGATAAAAAAGGTTATAGTAATATATTATCTAAATATTTAAATCAAATAAGAGATAACAAACATACATTACTTAATAATAATATCGATCAATTCTTAATGTTAAATAGCATGGAAAAAACTGCATTAATAATGGATTCAGATGCAGATAAAACATTAAGAACATTAGCAGAAATTGATGATGAGATTAAAGATTGTCCAAGTATAATCAAAACAAAAATATTAGAATGTGCGTTAAATGATAGAGGATTTATCCAAAAATGTAAATATTATAGAGTTACATTTAACTTTACTAAAAAGATTTGGGATGATTCAGACGTAAAAAATCTTGTATCTAAATCTGTAATCAATAGTAAAACAGATGATTTGCATTTTTATAATTCATTATTATCATATGGTCAAAAAGAAATATTCGCTGAATATTTACCAAAACATATTAATTCTAATAAACACTTAAAATATATATTAGATAAATGTGGTTATAGAATACAAAAACAATCTGATTCATCAAATATCGGCCATAGAGGTTATATTGTTGATGCAAATATTGCTGAATTATACGGATTCATAAAATAAGGAAAGAAATGGCAGAAATTGAAGTTATAAAATTAAATGAGTCTTATTCGGTAATAGATGCAGATAAAAAATCAATTAAAGATATGTTTGAATTCTTAAGAGTTGAACGACCGGGTGCTTGGTTTGAACCGATGGTTAAAGCTGGATTCAAATCTCCATATGAGTATTTTGGAAGTATTCAACAAGAAAAATTATTAGTAATGAATGGACATCTTCAATTATTAAAATCATTTGGGATTGATAATAACATTGTTAGATTAACGCCAGAATATTCTCATGAAGAATTAGATGAATTTACTAACGAAGTATTTAAAGTGCTACCATTTAAACCGTATGATTATCAATTAAAAGCATTTTATGATAGTATTATTGAACATAAACAAATTAATAGAATGTGTACAGGTTCAGGTAAAAGTTTAACAATTAGCTTAATAGCAGAGTTTATGAGACGACAAGGCAAGAAAGGTTTGCTACTTGTTCCAAATATTAATCTTCTTACACAATTTAAAAATGACATTAAAGATTATAATTTAATAGAATTATATGATGATACACATACTATTGGTGGAGGACAAACTGATAAACATTTTAATTGTTCTTTAACAATAAGTACATGGCAATCAATGTTACAATTCAAAGATAGATTAAATGAACTTGATTATGTTATTACTGATGAGGCTCATAGATTTGCAAGTACTGAAACTTCTGCAATCGTACAAGAGACTGTTAATTGTAAGTATAAATGGGGATTTACTGGTACATTGCCAGAAGATCCAATTCAAAAAATGCAACTGTTTGGTTTATTTGGATTACCAAAAACATATATAACTAGCTCTAAATTAATTGAAATGGGATTAGCAACTCCAATTAAAATCAACTCTATTATGTTTAATTATTCTAGTAATGATAAAGGAATATTTAAAGAAATTGGAAAATTATATGCTAAACAATTAAAATTCTTAAAAGATCATGAAAAAAGAAATGAGTTTATTACTAATTTAACGTGCAAGATTAAAGATTCAGGAAATACATTAGTACTTGGTCAGCATGTAGAACATCTGAAATTAATGTATTTAAGTGTTATGGAAAAATTATATCCAGAAGTAAAAAATATAGATAATAAACAAATTACAGGAAAAGATAGTTTTGTTTTTCAAGAAAAATATGGAGTATATTACATTAGTGGATCAGATGATTCAAAAACACGTGAGTTAACTAGAAAAATTCTTGAAGAAGATTTATATGCTATTACATTAGATGATGATACTGTTATAAGATTACATGGAAATAAGGAAGTTCCATTAAAATGCGGAAAAATTAAACAAGTAAAACATTTATTAGAAGATGATGAGATTGATGATGTATTTATAAATAATATTATAAGAGATATTTAAAAAGTTATTCAACTCACTCTCAGGTCTTTGGATAACTTTTTAAATGTAGACCTGAGAAACTGCCCTCTTATAATAAAAATTATAAGGATTATTAAATGATAACACTTTACATCAAAACTCACAATAAAACAGGTTTAAAATATTTTGGAAAGACAAAGCAAGAAGATGTTGAAAAATATAACGGATCTGGAACATATTGGAGAAATCATTTAAAAACTCATGGATATGATGTTACTACAGAAATTTATGCTCAATTCGAAGAAGAATCAGATAAACTAGTAGAAACAGCTTTAAAGTTTTCAAATGAAAACAATATCGCTGAATCTGATACTTGGGCTAATTTAATCGTTGAAAATGGTTTGGATGGTGTTGGCCCAACCGTTACAGAAGATTTTAAAAGAAAAGTTGGTAACTTCTCAAAAAATAAAGCAGTTTATATTGATGAAAACGGGCAAAAGATAAAGTTATTTGTTAAAGATGCACAAAAAAGAGGATTAATTGCAGAATCAAAAGGAAGAAAATATTCAGATGAAATTAATGCTAAAAAAGGAAGGTCTGGAATCGATAATGCAATGTATGGAAAACAACATTCAGATGAAACAAAACAAATAATTAAAGAAAATTGGGAAAAGTCTAGACCGATATTAATTTGCCCATATTGTATGAAACAATCAAGAAATAATATGAAAAGATATCATTTTGATAATTGTAAACTAAAGGATAAAAATGAAAATTAAAAAAATTGAATTGCAAAATCAGATATTGATATCAGGATATCAACTTTTGTCAACAGGTGTCAACATTAAAAAATTACATAATATGGTACTTGCATCACCGTTAAAAGCTTATACAACTGTTACACAAAGTATAGGTAGAGGAATGCGATTACATGAATCTAAAAAAGAATTCGTAGTATACGATTTAATTGATAATTTTGGATTTAAAAAACCAGGTGGAATTTTCTATAAACAATATGAGCATAGAAAAAACACAAGTTATAATCCTGAAGAATTTCCAGTATATGAAAGAGAATTTAGCTTATTTTAAAGATGTTCTGTATCTTTTTCCATTTCTGCAATAATATTATTTAAACCTTTTTCAAATTGTTGAACTAATTTTTCTAATTTGCTAGATTGTTTATCAGCTAATTTAGCCCAGAATTTTTCAATATTAATACCATATTCTTCTTTGTAATCATCTTTAATATTTTCAGCAGATCTAAGTTTAGTTAACATTTTTGAACCTTTAATGTTAATTTGCATAACATCATTAGCTGAACCTTTTTTAATTTCTACTGTTACAAGTTGTCCATTTGCAGATAATCCGTTATAATCTGAATCTTTTTCTTCGTTTAAAAAAGCTTTAAAACCTGATTCATTAATTTTAAGAATCTTTTTTAATGTACCAGTAATTCTTGCATAATTTTCACCGTATTGATCTTTTAATTCATCCCAAATTTTTTCAACTTCTTGAACTGATTTTCCTGATTTTTGAGCGAAACTTTTTACTATTGCTGCTGGCATTTTAATTCCTTATTTTGATTTATTTATAAATAATAATAAATGGAGTCTAAATGGCACAATATAACAAACAACAATCAGCATTTGTAGATAGAAATAATAATCTATTTGAAGTAGTAATGTTAGCAAATGCAGATGGTATAGTAACAGAATCAAACCCTTTAAAGGTAGTTAATACTTGGGATGAAGCAGTAATAAATGGACAAGCGTATGAAATGAGTGCAGTTGCTGATGGAGCTTATGCTTTAGCTGCATATCACGATATGATTATGACTGCAAATAGTGGCGAAGATGCTGCAATGACTTTTTCAGGTTTCTTTATAAATTCAAGCAACAATCCTATTCTTGTTGAGTTTTGGGAAGGTGGAACTTGGACAGGTGGTGATTCTGGCGTAACACCGACTGCTATAAACAGAAATAGAAATAGTTCAAATGTTTCAAGTGCTACAATGACTTTGAAAGCTCATTATGTTACGCCGATAGTTCATGCTACAACAGGAACTCTTTTAACTCAGCTTACAATTTATAGTGGAACAAATGGATTTGATTTTGCTAACTTAGCAAATTTATCAGAAAGTTGGAAATTAAAACCTAACACAAATTACACTGTAAGAATT